GCAAGTTTTATCGAAGAAAACCCACCGATCGACCGAGTAGTCGCAGTGAATACTGCGCCAGATTTTATTTTCGATTGGTATTTTGATCTGAAATCAACACGCCCGATGCCAACATATAGTGTACCGGGATTAATTGATCATTTCTAAAATGGATACCAAAGTCGCAATAGCCTTAGGTTTGGCAAAACGATTTATACTCCCAGCCTTGCTTGGGTCATTGGTTGTCTGGTTGATAGCCAATGAACCTGAGTGGGTGGAAGTAGTTTGTAAAATCAGCGCAAATTTAGGCATGGATTTGGCGGAGTGTTATTATGATAAGTAATATTATGCCGTTAGTAGGTGCTGCAGCATCAGCATTTGGTCAATATCGGGCAAATAAACAAACAGCAAGTTATGCAAGACGTATGTCAAATACGTCACATCAGCGTCAAATGGCAGATATGAAGGCTGCAGGCCTTAATCCAATTTTGTCAGCAAAATATGGTGGGGCTTCGACCCCAAATGTCCAGTTTGGCAATATAGGTCAAGCGGCAACATCCGCTTATCAGCAAATGTCATCAGCACAAGCGTCACAAGCATCAGCAAAACAATCTGATGCTCAAGTCAAATTGACTAAAGAACAGGCTAAGAAAGTACGTACAGAATTAAACGCATTAATACCTGCAACAGTCGAAAACTTGAGACAACAAGGATTACTTGCTCAAGCAGGTATAAGCGTAAAAGAAGCGGAACAAAGGATTAAAATCCTTAATGCTAAGTTGTTACAACTTGATGAAAAGTATTTGAAAAAAATTGGATTGTCACCAATCCAAATGAAACACACACCTTTCAATCAAGCGGGTTCACAAATCATCAATAAATACGAAGATGCCGTCAATCACGCACAAGATTTTGTGTTTGACATATTAATGGAATTAGATCCAGCAGGAAGGAGAATCAGATAATGGCGAAAGTACCATTTAAAACAGCATTTGGTGAGCGTAAGCGAGTCCAAGTTGAAACAGTAGGCGAAAGCCTAACTCAACAACATTTTGAGAAAGAGCAAGATGTACGGAACATTATTAAAGCGTATGACCGTACAGGCTTAATCACAAACGTTGCACGCGGTGTAGCCCAATATGGCGACTACAGCGAAGTCAACGAATATCGTGAAGCATTGGACATGATTATGAACGCCAATGCGTCATTTGGCGAAATGCCATCGCAAATTCGTCAAATGTTTAATAACGATGCAGGAGAGTTTTTTGAGTTTGCAACAAATCCAGCAAATGAAGAAAAAATGATCGAGATGGGGCTTAAAGAAGCACCAGTAAGCGAAATCACGGTTGAGGCTACCGAAACGCAACCTGAGGCGGTCGAGCCTCCCACTCCCTCATAAGTAGGGAGTGAGGCCGCCTTGGGCACACTTACCTACTTGATGTAAGTGTGCCCACTGACACCACAAACAAATGGAGGACTAAATGAAGAAGTTTAACATCGTACAACCACAACCAACCCCAAATGGGTCACGATGGTTACAAATTGGATTAATGATCGAAAAAGAACACGGAACTCAGACCAGTCGATCAATTAAAATGGACGTAATGCCAATTCCAAACAAGGATGGCGAAATTTGGCTCCAAGTATATGAAAGGACAGAAGACAATGAAATATCGCAAAAAGGTAAGTAAGAAACGCTCAAAGCGTATGTTTACAAAAAGCGCAATGAAAGTGTCAAAAAAGAATTATATGACAGTTATGCGCGGGGGCATTCGATTCTAAATGCCCTGTTATCATCCGCTGTTAGCATATAAATGCGATGGCAAGGTAGTATTTGATAAGCCCTTTGCCTTTGCAAAGGGCTTTAATATTGCCTGTGGTCGCTGTGTAGGCTGTAGATTAGACTACAGTCGACAGTGGGCGATTAGATGCGTCCATGAGGCTCAGATGCACGACAACAACTGTTTTATAACTCTGACGTTTAGTCCTGAGGAGTTAGTAAAACGTAAAAATCCATATTCACTGGATAAAACCGAATTTCAACGGTTTATGAAAAGAGTAAGAAAAAAGTATGGTCACAAGATCAGATTTTTTCACTGCGGAGAATATGGAGAAAAAAATAAAAGACCGCATTACCATGCACTTTTATTTGGTCATGATTTTGAGGACAAAAAATTATGGAGTACAAACAACGGATTTAGATTGTTTGTATCAGAAGAATTACAGGAATTATGGCCATATGGTTTCTCAACCATTGGCGAATGTAATTTTCAAACTGCAGCATACTGTGCAAGGTATGTAATGAAAAAAATAACAGGAGATGCTGCAGAACAGCATTACCAGATAACCGATGAATATGGCGAAGTCCATAAAATAGAACCAGAATACTGCACAATGAGCAGACGCGAAGGTATCGGTTATGAATGGTATATGCAATATGGGTGGGACGATTGTCACAAACATGACTATGTTGTGATCAACGGACATGAAGTAAGACCACCCAGATATTATGATAAATTGTGCGACGAACAAAAGTTTGAAGAAATAAAAGAAAAACGTGTTGCACAATTAGAAGAACCATACGATGAATACAATGAACGTATGGACCGTTTGTGGGTCAAAGAAGAAGTTAAGATCAGAAAACTAGAACAACTAGTTAGAAATTTATGATCTTGACAAATATCTGATAATAGATTCAGATATGATTTACAGATGGAACATAATTTATATTATGTAAAGTCTATAACAATGCACTAGGAGGCAAAGATGATTAAAAATATGTATACAATCTATGACAAAAAGTCAGAAACATACGCCGCACCGATTATCGAACTAACGGACGGCACTGCTGTTAGAGCAATTCAAGACATTATTATGTCTAAACCAGATCACCCCTTTTCACGGCACAGTGAAGATTATGCTTTGTACCGTATTGCAACATACGATGAAAACACAGGACATATTGAAACTATTGGTCGTGAAAATATTCAAGAATTACGAAATCTAGTAGGAGAGTAAAAATATGCTAGGCGGACCAATGGGATCACTCCCAACAGTGATGAATCACGATTTTAGTCGTGTACCAAATGCAGAAATTCAACGATCAACATTTCGTAGATCACACGGACTAAAAACAACATTCGATGCAGGATACTTAGTCCCTATTTATGTTGATGAAGTATTGCCAGGCGATACATTTCAGATGAACGCGCATGGTTTTGGACGTCTGGCAACTCCTATTTATCCATTAATGGATAATATGTATATCGAAACGTTTTTCTTTTTCGTACCAAATCGTCTGATTTGGGATAATTGGGAAAAGTTTAACGGTGCACAAGATAACCCTGATGACAGTACAGATTATTTAGTACCACAAGTCTCAGGAGCAACTGTAGCATCAGACTCATTACAAGATTATTTTGGTTTGCCAACAGGTGTAGCAAACCTTTCCTATAACAATTTGCACGGACGTGCATATAATTTGATTTGGAACGAATGGTTCCGAGATCAGAACTTACAAGACAGTATTACTGTTGATAAAGGTGATGGTCCTGATACACAATCAAATTATGTATTACAAAAACGTGGTAAACGTCATGATTACTTCACATCATGCTTACCATGGCCACAAAAAGGTGATGCAGTTAATCTGCCACTAAGTGGCCAAGCACCAATTACAGGTATTGGTGCACTAGACACAAGTTATGATGGCTCTCGTACTGTTTATGAAACAGGATCAGCAACATCAACATCATATAACAAAACGCGTGAATTTTGGACAAACGGTTCTGGCAGTTGGACAGTAGCAGAAGTCGGTGACGATAATCGACTAGCCATTTATGCAGATTTGTCAGCAGCAACAGCAGCAACAATTAACGAACTGCGCGAAGCATTTCAAATTCAACGTTTATACGAACGTGATGCACGCGGTGGTACACGTTATACAGAGATTCTCAAGAGTCATTTTGGTGTAACATCACCCGATGCACGGTTGCAGCGTCCAGAATATTTGGGCGGCGGTAAAAGTAGCATCTCAATGCAACCGATCCCACAAACATCATCAACAGATACAACAACACCACAGGGGAATCTGTCCGCAATTGGTACATCAAATGTAAGCGGACATGGCTTTAGCAAATCATTTACAGAGCATGGTGTTTTGATTGGTATGGCATGTGTGTTTGCAGATTTGACATATCAACAAGGTATGAACCGTATGTGGTCACGTCGTGACCGTTGGGATTACTACTGGCCTGCCTTGAGTCACTTGGGTGAGCAGGCAGTGTATAACAAAGAGATTTATGCACAAGGTACAGCAGATGATGACGGCGTATTTGGTTATCAAGAACGGTATGCTGAATACCGTTATAAGCCGTCACAGGTTACAGCACAAATGCGGTCAGATCATGCAACAAGCCTTGATGCTTGGCATTTGTCGCTAGATTTTGCAAGTCTACCTGCACTTAACGCAAGTTTTATCGAAGAAAACCCACCGATCGACCGAGTAGTCGCAGTGAATACTGCGCCAGATTTTATTTTCGATTGGTATTTTGATCTGAAATCAACACGCCCGAT